TCTCAGATTCTCAACAGGCGGAAGCCAGCGAGGGCTATTCAGCTCATCAGGATTGTATGCCATCAAAGCAGTATCGACCGGAACATATGCCTTTTGGGCATCAAGTGGTTACTTGGTCGCTTTCTCGTCATCGATAAGATTCAAAGAAAACGTTGCGAACCTTCCGAAATCAGAATGGGAAAAAGTGTATGATTTGCAAGCAGTCAGCTTCGATTGGAAAACAGATGGCACTGTCGAAATTGATCCCAATAGGGGTAAAGAAGATCATGGGTTCATAGCAGAGGACGTTGAGAAGATTCTTCCAAAGGTTGTAAATTACGACGCTCTCGACCATGAGGACTTAAGCAAGGGTTATCAAGTACAATCAGTTAACTACGGTGAGTTAACGCCGTACCTTGTCGAGGCGATTAAAGACCTCAAAGCAAGGATCGAAACATTAGAAGGATAAATGGTGGACATAGAATTAACCTCTCAAGAAGTACTCGAAGAAATGCAACGACAGTTTCCGAAGGAGACAACTATCGTCGTTCAACAATTACAAATTAAGAAGTTGACTGAATTGGTTCCCGCCGATGATGTCGACGATGACATCGACGATGCCTAAGTATCGAGTCGTCGCTAACCAAATTTATTACAATCAAGTGACCGACACGTTCGAGGCAGGATTGTTGTTAGGTGACTCTCAATTGCAACATGGCGACACGTTCGAAGCGAAAGCAAGTCAAGTCAAAGATGTTAAAGCTGCGGGAGGCGTGGTCGACGCATAAAACGAGAAAGCGCCTCACCGAATATGGCAAGGCGCTTCTCGAGGGGGAGGGGCTGTTGATTAGTTTAGGTTGTCGGTTTCAAACCCTTCGTTTCGTCGTGGGTTGTACATATCGACATAGTGACCATGAATCGCTGTTGCTGTTTCAGCCATTCCATAAATCTTAACCTTTGGGATGTCAATGTTGAGCAATTGGACAGGGTGTGACAATCCTCGACCTTGCGCTGCTCGCAATGCGTCGAACCTTTCAGGAAGGTTTGAGCTTCGCTTGTTTGCAATGTGTCGATTATAGGTCCATACGATGTTGCTGTAATCTTTGCTATCCAATGTTTCGCCTTCTTTGACTCCCCATGACCATGTTTTGATGTTGCCGTTAGGAAGTCGATTAGTGAACTCTAACTTGTCCATCGTTTCATCGTCGAGGTACGCTATTGCCTTCATGTCCTGCAACCCGCTGAGGTCATCGCCAAACATGTGGTCGACGTATTCTTTGCCTGTCATTTCTCCGTCTCTAGCCCTATGGTAAAGATGAGGACATGCTTCGGTGTTGCCGTCATTAACGAAATTGAACACGCCGCCAACAAATGTTAGTTCGCCATCGATGATGTCGAGATCTCGAACGATGCGCTCTTTGACGACCTTCAATGTGTCGGCAGAATATAATGTGGTTTCTTTGTCAAAGTATCTTTCGTTGTTTCTGAACAATTCGGCATCCATGAATTGAGGAGCATCGACATCTGCTTCCAAATCGCAAAAAGGGCGAGTTCTGTAACTTTCTCGATATGCGGTAAACCCGACACCTTCGACATGCCACGAACCGTCGCCGCCTCTGATAATGAAATGACCTCGAGCGACTTTGTGTTGCCCATCTTGCAGAAAGTGAATTAAGAATTCTTCTGTTCGATAATTGCGATAGTGCCACCTTTCGTCATTTCGGTCCTTAAATTGTTTAGCTTTCAGCTTGTAGCTGTAGCGGTTGAATGTTGTTTCTGGAGACATAATTTCCTTTCGTTGATTTTTAATTGTTGCTTCCATACTGATTATCATAAGCCCTATTATACAAATTGCGCAACATGGAGGAAGGAAATATATCGATTGGTTTGAGACAACCCTAGAACTATGGGTTAAAGTGATCCATATGGCTAACATATTCAAACGCAAGACTAAGAAATTGGTCGATTTGCACCTTAAAGAAATTAGTGGTGTCGATCACCCTGCTTCACTCCATGAGGGTTGGGCAGTCATGAAATCTTCAGACAATGACTTAGAGCAAGCGTTGGGAGATGTTGTCATCGATTCAACAACAAACGAACCAATGGAGAAAATCGTGGAAACAGAAACCACTGAAATTCAACCAGAGGGCAATGTTGAAGAACCAGCAGTAGTCGCAACGACCGACTTCGAGAAAGCTCTCGACGATGTTCGAAAAGAACTCGCCGAGCAAAGAGAGAGAAATAGCGCTCTCGAAGAAGGCATTGAATTACAGAAAGCAGTTTCTGACGCTCAACGATGGAACATTATTCCTGAACTTGATCCTACAGAATTTGCTCCTGTGCTTCGATCATTGCGTGCTGTTGATTCTGAAGCAAGCGACAAACTCGAGATAGTTCTCGATGCCGTCGCTGTCGCTCTCGGCGAAGCCGGAATCTTAAAAGAAGTCGGCTCAGACGGCGCTCCTGATGCAGATGATGCTTATGGTCAAATCGAACAAATCGCTAAAGGTTTGGTCGATGAAGGCAAGGCATCATCTCTCGCTGATGGAATCGCACAAACAGCAACTAATCACCCCGACCTCTACAGCGCATATGTCGCTGAACAGAGAGGAGCTTAAATTATGGCGTACGAATCAGTTGGAACTGATCTCGGCTTCTTTACAGCCGCCGCTGATCTTTCCTCAAAGCAATTTTATTTCGTTAAACTCGCTTCTAGCACGACTGTCAACGTTTGCGCAGCAGTCACAGACAAGCCAATTGGCATACTTCAGAACAATCCTGAATCAGGTGGGCAAGCAGTTGTCCGCTGTTTCGGCGTTTCGAAAGTATCCGCTGATGCAACATTAGCAGCAGGCGATGTCATTGGGACCGCAGCAGACGGACAGGCACAACCCATTTCCTTGGGTTCAGAAACCACCGTGCATGTTTGCGGGCAAGCTATCGAAGCAGGTAGCGCAGGCGAAACCTTAACGGCGTTTATTAACATCACAAACGGCAGAGGAGCCTAACATGCCACAACCAACCCAAACCGATGTTCATATTGACGCAATCCTAACCAATATGAGCATTGCCTACACACAAGAGGCTTACGCTTTTGTCGCTGGAAAAGTTTTCCCAAACGTTCCAGTTCAGAAACAAAGCGACAAGTTCTTCACATACACACAAGCTGATTTCTTTCGAGATCAAGTAGAGCTTCGTGCCGATGGTACAGAGTCAGCAGGAACCGGCTACGGCTTGTCCACAGACACTTACTCAGCACTTGTCTACGCATTGCACAAAGACATCGGCGATCAAGTAAGGGCTAACAGCGATGCTCCATTGTCACCTGACATGGACGCTACTCGCTTCCTTACTCAACAAATGTTGATCCGTCAAGAAATTGATTGGGCAACAAATTACTTTGCTACTTCTGTATGGGGAACCGACAGCACGCCATCAACACTTTGGAGTGCGGCTTCAGGTTCAACACCTATTGCAGACGTTCAAGCAGGCATCAACACAGTTCTATCGAATACCGGCTACAAGCCAAATACTTTAGTTATGAGCTACAAAGTATTTAGTATTCTCAAGAACCACGCTGACATTATCGACCGATACAAGTACACAAGCAGTTCTTCAATCACTGAAGAATTACTCGCTCAAGTACTAGGTGTCGATCGTGTCCTCGTAATGGCAGGCATCAAGAACACCGCTGCTGAAGGAGCATCTGCTTCCTACAGTCAAATAGGTGACCGTGATGCTTTGCTTTGCTACACGGCTCCCAATGCGGGAATCATGGCTCCTAGCGCTGGCTACAACTTCTCATGGACAGGGCTTGCCCAATCCGGAGGAATCGGAACCAACACAGCTATCAGTCGTTTCCGTATGGACGCTAATCGAGCAGACAGAATTGAAATTGAATCCGCATGGGATTTCAAAGTCATTTCTTCAGCTCTTGGATACTTCTTTAGTAACCCAGTAGCAGCCTGATAGAAATTTCCTCCCTTTCGAAGCTGCCACCATCTTCCGAAAGGCAAACACGTTGGGCGGGTTCATTATTGGACCCGCCTAACAAATTTAAGGAGACATCATGACTTGGTCATATTCAGGAGATCCCGATTCAAGCGCTATCGATAGTGTTCGATTTCTTATTGGGGACACAGACACCAACGATCAACTTCTAGCAAACGAAGAAATCTCATGGGTCAATAGTCAAGTCAGTGGAAGCACAACATCGACGGATTCTCTTTACACCGTCGCCTATCGTTGCATGGTCACAATTGCTTCGAAATTTTCTCGACTTGCCGATCAGTCGATTGGCGACATGAAAGTCAACATGAGTCAGAAAGCGAAAGGCGCTCGAGAGCAAGCAAAGGAATTGCGTCGACTCGCTGAATCAGAAGGTGGCACGCCTACGCCATATGCGGGAGGCATAACAATTTCTGACAAGGAGATCGATCTCGACAACAGCGATCTCGTGAAGCCATATTTTAGGTCTGGGCAATTTGCGAATACTTCAGATTGGGGGGCTGGAACGGACGTAGCGCCTGCCGACATGCTCGATGACGGTTGGGCATCATGACAGGCGCTTCTCCTTCCGCCGTATTTGCAACAGCTCTAAAGAATGAAATGACTCCTACGACTGTCGACGTTCGAACATCAAGCACAGTCAACAATTATGGCGAACGATCATTCTCGGGAGGTGCGACAACCTATCCCGCTTACGTTCGACGCATAACACAAGCGGAACGTGATTCAAGCAATGACCTTATTAAGTGTGACTATGTTGCTTACATTCCTGACCAATCATTGACTCTCGCTGTCGATGACCAAATAACACTTCCCGCTCCTATTTCTGGAACTCGACCAATCGTTCAAATCGATATTCGAAGCGACGCATTGGGACAGGTGGGAGTCGTTGCATACATGGGAAGGAGAGTAGGGTGACAATAGTTCTGAAAGGCACGAAAGACCTCAAGATGAAACTTAACGCTGGGAACATTCGAGTCGCTCAAGCTGTCACATCTGCAACTCTCGACATCGTGAATGAAGTAGCGCAGAAATCGCTTTCCTACGTTCCTTTCGACACAGGCGACTTGTCAGCAAGTCAACACATCACCCTTCCGAAATGGTCAGGACAACAATGTATAGCGAAAGTGTCCTATGGAGGAACTGCGGCTCCCTATGCTTTGATACAACATGAGAACAAGAAATTCTTTCACCCTGCGAAGGACAACGGCGGGACAGGTCCAGTAGGCGCTCCTGAAGGTCGAGGATATAAATATCTCGAGTACCCTGCTAAACAAGCAGCGAAGAAATACCCGAAGGACATTGTGAAGGCAGCTAATCAGAAGTTGAGAGCGTTATGAGTTTCTTAAGCGACGTTGGAACCTACCTTGCCGCAGCTACGATCTCGACGCAGGATTTGACGCTTGGGACAAATTTGTTTCTAGGGCGTTTACCTGAATCGCCTGATACTTGTGTTGCTTTGATTCAAACATCAGGCACAGCCCCCATCGACACGTTCGGGACTTCATCACCTCCTTTAGAGTCGCAAGGTTTACAGACGATAGTTCGAGCAGAAAGTTATGCAACGGCTGAAGCGTTAGCCGTCGACGTAATGAAATCCTTGTCTAGTATCGAGAATCAAACATTGACATCGACATTGTATTTGAAAGTCGAAGCACAACAATCGCCTTTTTCGCTCGACCGTGACGACCAAGAGCGACAGGTTATGTCTTGCAATTACATGGCGATCAAGAATCTTTAGACGCATACGGTGAGAGGCGCACCGCTAAACGGTTCGAAACGTTCGAAGGTTATCGATGTAGCAATTGCGGGAAACTACTTGCTGAATTAATCACCAGCCCCTTTCGATTGTTGTGTCGACATTGCAAACATTCCAACGAAATCTAATTATCCACGCAGATTCCGAACAGCCCACGCAGATTCCGAACATTCCAAGGCATTCCACGATTATCCGAGGCAGTCCGAGGCAGTCCGAGGCAATCCGAGGCAATCCGAGGCAATCCGACAATACCGAACCTTGTCTAATCACTAAATGCCGTCAGACGCAATGTAAACGCCTTCTCTTGCGTTTCTATATGTGGCGGGTCCATTTATACCCCTAATGGTCATAAAACGTCATAGCGTCGATCTCTGTGGGGGCTTTTTCGATGATTTAAGTGTTTTCTTGTCGATTTCTGAATAACCGACAGAAAACGAGTAAGATCGACAACATGACGATCGACGAAGTTTCGAAAGAAGGAACAATGAACAAAGGAACGATGAACGATTACGAGAAAGAAAACAAATCGGCGATGGATTGTTTGTTGATGGCTTACTCGTCGATGATGAGTTACACCTTCGAAGGCGCTCACGAAATGCGAGCTAAGGTCATGGAATTGATACACGAACTAGAACACGTTATCACTGAGCAAGGAGGCGAACGTGTCGACATCGAAACCGGCTACATGGACGAGGAGTATCGAGGTTTGTATATCGAGAAAGAAATCGTTGAACGTGATGGTCAGTATTGCGTGACATCATCAGACGGCGGTCGAAACTTCGGCTGTTATCAAAGCATGGAGCAAGCACAAGCACGACTCGACCAAATCGAATCCTTTGCCAACAAACTTAAATCAATGAGTCCTTCACAGGTTGCTCTTGCGTATGTTGCAACAGGTAAAGCATTAGAAGAAAATTCGATCTATCAAGTACACGTTTTAGCAGAAGAAGAAATCGAACGCCGAGAGGTCGACGTTTCGAAACATGTCGACGGCGATGCCTTTGACCTTGTGCCTATCATGAAGTCAGAGCAACGTTACACAATGGGTCCGGTGTACGTTCCTAACTACGAAGATGCTCACGGCGAAACGATCGACGAGTCGACACTTCAGAAAGCAATATGGGAATGGGTACGAGAAGGCGACCGAAGCATCATGCTGCAACACAGCGACAAAGTAGCAGGCGAGATGGTCGAGATATTAACGTTGCCGATGGAAACCGAAATGTCATTAGCGGTTCCAAATCAAGGCGTAACGAAATTCACCTTTCCCGAGAACACTCCTTTCATGGGAGTCATTTGGGAGGACTGGGCTTGGGAACTTGTCAAGGCGGGAAAACTTCGAGGTTATTCGATAGGCGGTCAAGCTGCACGAGTCGAAATGGAAGTACCCGATGAACTATTACTAACCTAAACCTTCATCGACGACCTTAGAATCGATCTCTGGTCGATGTTATTTCGTTAAATCGTCGGTATGTGATAGTCCCAAGTGATAGAACAATTCTACGACACTTCGACTCTTAACGATGTTTCGAAGTTTCGACACGACGATCGGAAACCATATCGTCGACGTAACTATTGCTATTATCAATATCATTCCGAACACAGGACCAAGCCCCCAATTCGCATTCTCTGGCGTGTCAAACATTGTTCCTCTTTCTTGTATCGATCATTTCTATTTCTTTGACGCAATCATCATTCTGTTTAATAGCGCCCAAAGCGTTTAATCGATCAATTTGTAACTCGACTTCATCTTGTAATTGTCGATACCGAATTTGCCAATTGTCGCCATCGTCGACTTTATCGATGCCGACTTCTTCTATTTGTGTCATTGCGTCGATGACAGAATGACACCAACCCTTCTCGCTCATTCGATGCAGCGAAACATAATATGTCTGGTAGCGCATTTCGAGATTTAACCATGCCGTCTTAGCTGCTTCGTTATGCAAAGCGGGAGAATCGGCGTGTTGCGAAATGTTGCGTTCCAATTCCCAATAGCGTGCCATGTCGATCATTTCATCAAGCATTTGTTTTCTCCTTTATGACTTTAGGTTGTTTGAACCAACCAAAGTGTTCTTCGTCTTTGCTCTTTGTGACTGTTGCGTCAAATTTAACGTTACAACCTGCTTCTAAATCTGCATCGACGAAAGGCGCTGGCATTGTTCCGTAAACGATGAACCCTCGAGCGTCTTTAACTCTCATCTTCATCGTTGCTCCGAAGCTAGTGTCTTTAACGCCACACCATTCGATTGTTCCCTCGATGGTCATTCTGCCTTCTTGTGTGAGTGGCTTAACGCTTGCTGCTTGCTCGACAAGTCGGTCGAACCTTTCAACCTCACGCTGATAGGCGACTGGTATGTAACAAGCGATCCCGACAAGTTTCTCATCGATCTTGTAGGACCGTCCGATGTCACGAATTGACCTCTCAAAGTCGCTAGTAGGTTCGAGCTTGCTCGCCCATTCGATCATGTCGTCCATGATGCTTTGTAGCAGTTCAGGATCAATGTCGCTTTCTTGGCTTGGAAGCGTTCCGTGTTGTTCTTGACGCAATACTCGCTCCTTTGTTGAATCGAAACCTTTGTCCGCTTTGTTGTAACCACGCTTCGCAATTTCGACCGCTGCAAGTTCGAGAATATAAGCAGTGGTTGATCGAGGGTCGCCACAATATGCAATCATTTCTTCATCGTCGATTTCGAGAATGTCGCCGAAGAATGTCCATGATGTCAAACCTTCGATGCCGTGACCTAAATAATCTTTGACGCAACTACCGCCGAGGTGCAATTGATTACCGTCTGCATCAGCAACAACAATAACGCTGTTTCGATTACGCTTTTCTCCGCAGGCATCACATCGAGCAGGGTCGATGTCATCGACTAAATCGACATCTGAGAATGATCGATAAGTGAAAGTTTCTTTGTCTGCATCGTCGACGTATTCGCTTTTTAGTTGAACCAAACCTGCTTCAGCCATTCCGATCAACGTGTAATCGCCAATCTTGGCTTCGCCTGTCAAGGTCAATGTGACATCAACTATTTCTACTTCCATGCCGCCGATGACTGTGTGGGTAGGCATACAAACATCTCGCTCGACTTCGAACTCGAGGTTTGCATCAATACCCCTCTTGCTCATGTCGGCGTTGTAACGCTCGACACGATCAGCTAATTTGTCTAGGTGCATGTAAGGAAACATGCCTGAGTGTGTTGAAACGTTTTCCATTACGCACCAAACCTTTGTGCTACAACCCAAGCATCTCGTTTCATTAAGAGGCTTTCTATTTTGTCTGTTTCGAAGTCAACAGCGTTGACTGAAACATGATTGCTTGCTGAAGGACCGAAATCTATAAATTGATAGACAACGCCTTCGGTTATGAACAAGTCACAATCTTCCAACTCGTGAACCTGTATTTCTTTTTCTGTAAATGACATTTGATTTCCTTTCGATGATGTCGTTGCTTCCATACTGTTAAATATAAGCCCTATTATGCCTAAATGTGTGGTTTTACGTCGATTAATTTCAACAAATTTAACATTTCCCTAGAAGTAGGGGTCAAATCAGCGGGATTCTGTCGGTTTGGTATTATCGAAACATGAGAGCTGCCGCCAAACTGTTTCGAGCTGTAAGTAGAGGACTCCTTGTTGTCGGCTTGCTTGTTGCGTGGTTTGCGCCTCCTGTTCAAGCACAGCAGACAGTTTGTGAACAGACGGAGGCAGGTTGGCAATGCACTGTTTGGGTTACGACGTTTGGGCAAGGACCGACTTTCAATTTCACGATCGACACTGACCAGACAAACGTTTCGATCATCACGTTTACTTCCATGACTTGTGATGATTGGGATAACGCTCCTCACGCCTATGCTGCCGATCCTCATATCTGGCTCTATTCGATTGAACAAGTCGAAGGTGAACAAACATTAACTTTGATCGATGACGACGACGACTCAGCAAGTCACAATGATGGTTCCAATATGTGCTGGGACAGCGCTCTCGATGTCACGCTCGACCAAGGCGACTATCAATTGCGTGCCGATGCTTTCGATGTCGATTATGTCGGGACTTACACGATGACTGTCTCGGGAGGTGCGTGGTCAATGCCTGAACCCGAACCGACACCTACTCCTACTCCTGAACCTACGCCAACACCTGAGCCGACTCCTACCCCTGAGCCGACTCCTACCCCTCAACCAACACCACTTCCTGAACCGACACCTGAACCTGATCCCACGCCTGAGCCGACACCTGAGCCAACTCCGGTCCCAACTCCTGAACCAACGCCTTTGCCACCTCCTGAGCCAACGCCTGTCCCAAGTCCAGAACCAACGGAACCACCTTTACCTGATCCTCCCGCAACACCTGAACCATTGCCAACACCCTCACCTACTCCTCCTTTGATCGTTGCTCCTATATTTGATTTTCCTGTCGACGATATTGACTTTGACGACATCGAGTTTGACGACATCGACTTTGATGATTTCTTTGTCGACGACACCGACATCGACACCGACATCGATGACTTTGATCTTAGTCCTGTCGAACCTTTCGAGCAAGACCCTTTGCCTGACATCAACGACATCGACATCGACGATGAAGAATTTGATATTGACGACTTCGAAGAAGAAGAAATCGACATTGATGATGAATTTGTCGACGAGTTCGAAGAAGGACCGCCTAACGAAGAAGATATTTATTTCGACGACGAAACAGGCGAGTGGGAAGATGATCCCGACCTCGAATTAGAAGAAGTCGACGTTGAGGATTTGCTCGACGACGAAGAAGCATTTGATGAATTAATCGAACAGTTGGAAGAAGATGATGTGTTGGAAGAAATCTTGCAAGACAACGAAGAATTCTTTGAGGAAGCAGAAGATGAACAATTGGAAGAATTATTTGAGAAGTCACCAGAAATTTTTAATGCTGCCGACGACGAAACAAAGCAGGCGTTTGAGGCAGAAGTAAATGTGTTCGATGGTGGCTTTGATGATTACGAAGCAGAAGGGCAGAACGTAACAGTAGGCGAACGGCGAACGATTGTTGCCGCTACTGCTGTCGTGTCGACGATGGCGACTCAAGTACGACCTGCCCCTACAACAACGAGCGGTCCCGCAGGCGCTCCATCGAGCGGTCCTAGCAGGAACCGAGGAAGGAGAAATTAATGTTCTCACGATTAGGAAGGGAAATCTTATACTTGTCATGGACCTTAGCCGGTACAGGTTTGGTCTTAATAACGTTGAGCAGTTCGACGTTAAAGGCAGGCATAATTATTTCCTGCATTGCTTTAGCAACTCATTTGATAGGAGTCGCTATCGATCACTACATAGACAATGAATAACACAGTAGCCACAATCAGAAGCGTCTGTATGCGAATACTCGCCACCTTTGTTTATCAAAGCATGGCAGTCGTCGGAGGAGCAAGCATCATCGGAGGGATTGAACCCTTTAAGGCTTGCCTCCTTGCTGGCTTTACTGCGGTCGCTAATGTCGTAAGCAAACTAGCGGCTGCATATGCGGACGATGGTAAGATAACACTAGAAGAACTCGATGCGGCTTTCTCAATGAACGTCGCTCCATCATCAAAGGAACAACATGAGTAAAAAGAAACTTTATCATTACAAAGCAAAGGTCGACAGGATCATCGATGGAGACACTATCGACGTAACGCTCGATCTTGGCTTTGATTTACATATGCAAGGAAGGATTAGGTTTGCAGGTATTAACGCTCCTGAATCAAGAACCAAAGATTTGGTTGAGAAGCAAAAAGGTTTAGAAGCAAAAAGGTTTGTCGAGGATTGGTTAAGCAATTGCAAGCAAGTCATTATTCAAACCGAACTCGACGAACGTGGCAAGTTCGGTCGAATACTTGGAAACATATTGAACGAAGAAGGAGAATCATTAAACGACGAAATGGTGTCTTTGGGACATGCTCGCCTATATGACGGTGGCAAACGGTAATTAGCGCCCACAGAGATCGATTCTCTGCGATTAAAAACCTTTCACCTATACATTTATACCGGCAAATAATAAGGCGGGGGCTGTGTGTTCAACAGCCCCCGCCTTTGTCGATGACGTTAATTGGAAGCAAACATCATCGACTGCCCACTTGAGCCACGAAAGGAAATTAACCTAACTCAAGTAGTCCCTTATGATTTTATTGTATCGCTTAATTCTCGATTCTTAGTGAAGGTTTCGAAGAAGTTGTCTCGGCGTATTCGTCAGGGTCGATTCCATACGTTTCCTTTAACGGAGTTACTTTCCAGTAACTAATGTATGCGCACTCCTCGATTACACGACGCAACGCTCCCATCTCGCTTTCTAACACTTCGCCTGTTTCTTTGTCGATCATTCGAGCATCTCTAGCTCTTGCAGTCATCACGTTCCACATTTCCTCATTGTCCCATTTGCGTGACTTCGCTTGAGAAACTGTGACTCGACCGATGCTGTTATATGTTGCACGATACGGAGGGTCCATTGCGTGAATCTTTGCGATTAGTTCGCCTTCGTGTTCTCGAAGCTGTCGAATTTCATTCCGCACCTTCTCGACTTCGTTAACTAACACAGCAAAATTGTTGTAATCGGCGAAACGTTCATCTCGAAACTTTGCGCCTTTCCTACAGTCGTCGATGTGTGACCTGTCTGGTAATTGCATAACTAACTTTCCTCTCTTTCATTAGATGCCCATTCGCATCGTTGACCGACACCAGCAATGATTTCTTTCATGTCATGCTGTTTGTCGTTGTTTGCCATTTCTTCGACCATCGTGTAGAGGTAGTCGACAACTTCTTCTAAAGCGTTCATTGTTGACTCCTCTCGTATTCCTCGCACCAACCCGAGTAACTGCTTCCGTCGATGTCGCAATGATCACAAACTTTAACTTGTTGGCATTCGTCATCGTTGCAGCTTGGGATACCGACACTATCGTCTGATGTCCCGCAGAAATCACATTCGGTCATTTCTTTTTCTAATTGTTTATAGAAACCTTTTTCTTGTTTGTCGGTGAATCCGATCAATTTAATCTTCATCGATTGTTTCCTTTACGTCATTAATCCTCATCATGTCGTTGATGTCGTCATGACTCATGTATTTAAGACACATTAGCAGGGCGGTGTGACAATCGAGTAAACACTCCTCGACCATCATCAACACTTTGTCTCGAGGGTTTATATCCATTGAACTTCCTCCTCCGGCTGTTGATATATCGCTAAGGCATCTACAAACAGTTCGAGCGTGTTGTCGTCGAAGTCGAAGAATAAGTCATCATGGACAGGCGTGTAGTCGAAGTCGTTGTTTTCTAATGTCATCAGCGACTTCTCGAGAGAAATCTTTGCCCATTGCAACGCTTCCCACTCGAGGCGTTTACATTCGAACACTTCTTTGCTCCCGATCGCTTTCCCATCTTCGTCTCGTCGTGTACCTTCGAAACGAACACGCCAAGTAACCGTTTGATTGCTTAGGTGCTTGTAGAAAATGAATCGACCGACCATTGCAAACTCGCCGACTTCTTGTTTGTCGTCGAAATATGTAATCCTCATAGGATCGGTGCGCCAATATCGTTGAACGTTATCAGCAGCGCCTTTCTGTGGCTTTCGATAATGAATGAATACCATTATTGTTCCCTTGGGTACTCATTGTCGATTAGCCTAATTGCATCTTCGAGGTTATCGATTAAGGTTTGTGCTTCTTCAACGCCGATTCTTATATCAGCTAATTTGAACAGGTCACTTCTCCATGGGCTTTTCCCGCCGACTAGTGCTACTTCGATCACCGCCTGACTTGTTTTTACTTCTGTCTTAAATACACATGACTTAATGTAATTTATACTCTTTGGGTATCTCATAATTTCCTTTCGTTGTGCCAGATTGTTCTGGTCGTGAGCTGGTGGGAATCGAACCCACTTGAACCATTCAGCCCTTTCGACGTTTAGCCGAGTGTCAAGGTCCAACGTTGTTCGGTTACTGTGACGTTTACGCATTCAAATTCTGCTTTGTTGAATACTTCATTGTTGATGTTTGCATCTAGGAAACTGTAGAAGAATCCTTCACCTGCAAATACTGTTTCTGTAATTTTGCTTTTGTTAATTTCGATATCCATGTAAACCATTTCGTGGTTAATTTCCGCCACGAACTTTGATACTTTGACTGCGCCAAAATTGCTTACTGTTTCAAGAATGAACTGTCCTAAGATGAACTGTCCAGTGATGTCTTGCATCCGGTATGTACCTGATGTTTTAATTATGTTACTCATGGAATTTCCTTTCGTTTGATTAATTGCTTCCATACTATTGAGTATAAGCCCTATTATATGAATTGCACAACATGGACAACGGAAAGTTTCAACTATCCCTATCTCTAGGGCGCAATTTCGAGTAAGATGTGCGGTATGACTTTGCCTACAACGTCGAAATGGGTTAGGACCGATTTACTTCACCCGACCATGAAAGCACGTTTGCACGCTTTTCTAAACGAGGATTCTCGTATCGCTGGCAAGGTCAAGATTGTTTCAGGCGTTAGATCTTACGCAGATCAGAAGCGCCTTTATGATGGTTGGGTACAAAGGAAAGCCGGTTTCAATCTCGCAGCTAATCCCGATCGAAAGTTCGGCAAATTGTTTCAAGGGTCTTGGCATATGCAGCAACCCTTTGACGGTTACGGACACGCTGTCGATTTACGCATAACTGGCAGAGGTTTGTCGACCGTCGACGTTGCACGAATAGCGAAAGATTACGGAATCAAACAAACAGTTCTCAATCCTTTCGAATGGTGGCACTTTCAATGGCGAGACAGCAACGGAATTTTCCCAGCTCCTAACATGGGAGACGCTAAAACAGAAAAGCCGAAACAACAGAAGGCGAAGGTTGACCTCAAAGGAGTCGCTGCCGTCATTGCGAAACTAGGCGAACAAGTACAGCGTCAACCTTTGCGTAGAGGCAGTCGAAACTCAGCAGTCAAAGTGACACAACAACAACTCGCCAACAAAGGATTTCCTTGCGGCTACCCTGACGGAATCTTTGGAAGGAAAACAGCGTCTGCTGTTCGAAACTTTCAACGGTCGAAAGGATTAGTCGCTGACGCAATAGTAGGACCAATGACATGGAAGGCATTAATGACATGAGACTAAACAAAGATCAATTAATCGACATTCTCGAACGAGCAGTATTTACTTACGTCCAAACCTTTTTAGGTTTAATGACAGCATCGGGCATGGGAATCGACACAGGAGGCATCTCGACTTTGAAGATGGCTGCTTTGGGAGGCATACCTGCCGCCCTGTCTGTTATCAAAGGCGCAATTTGTGCGGGAGGTCCAATAGGTGACTCGACCGCCTCTGTGATGAAACAGAAACCAACGATCCTCGACGATGCAGAAGAACAATTATACAACTAGGAGCAACATGGCAGAAAACAATTTCCCACCTTTAAGCATTACTAATAATTCGAACGTCCACGCTGTTCGAACATTGCAAACTTTACTTAATAATCACGGCGCTAATTTATACGCAGATGGTCGCTATGCAATAGGAACAGATCGAGCCGTTGCAGCTTTCCAACAATCGAAGAAACTCGATGTTGTCGGCTACGTCGACGAGAAAACATGGAAGGCATTATCGAAAGCGAAAGCATCGACAAAGAAGGCATCGACATCGACAAAGAAAGCCCCAGCTAAAAAGAAAGCTCCTGCAAAGAAAACAGCGGGAAAAGCCAAACCCAAGAAATAGACGCTGATTGGTTTGCTAATGCGTCTTGCTTGGGTTTGCCAACACAATGGTTTTTCCCGAATAACAAATTGAAGAATCCTCCTGTCAATGTTTCGACAATTTGCAAAGGTTGTCTTGTTCAACAGCAATGCCTCGATTATTCAATTGCCAACAGCATCGAGTTTGGGATATGGGGAGGACTTCGAGAGAGTCATCGTCGTCGATTGATAAATTAAGACGGTACAAATACCTCAATGAACTTTAATTAATCGCAGAGAATCGATCTCTGGGCGCTCTAATTTAATACAAATGAACGATTCTCCAGCAATGATCGATTTCGCCGTCGGCATCGTCGACTTGTTCTTCCCAGTCGGGAATGTCGACATGGTGAACTCCTTCGTGAATTTGGCAATAGTCAGGACTGCAATACTTCTTCTGCTGTCCATACTTCAACCATTGCTCAAATGTCATGCCTCCCATTATTGTTCAGTCTTTGCTTTTCTGATTTCCATGTAAACGACTTGCTTGCTGACGTTGCACATCTTCGCTAGCTCGTCTTGAGTAAACATCTTGCTCGACCATAATCGAAACCATGCCTGCCGACGTTGTTTCGCTCGTTCAGTTATGCCTTTCTCGAGCGACCTCATTTCATTGGTCAAGTCAATAGCGACTTTTATTTCACTGCTAGTCATCGTTGTTCCGCTCATCGGATTTCCTTTCTTTGTTAATTACTAATCGTAGTGCCTCATAGTTCGATATTTGCGGTGACCAAAAACTAATCTTCTTTATATAAACACCTGAGTCATCTTCGATGACATTGGCATCGACCAAGCCATCAATTGCCGCTTTCGCTGCGGGATAACACGCCGCAGGGTCAGCAATAGATGATCGTGTCTTTGTAAACGGCACGACATCAATCGACACATAATCCAATCGAGGCACTTTCTGTGCCAATGCAAGCCAAGCAAATCGCTCTCGACACTCTCGAACTATCGATGCTCGCTTATGATAATGCCATCTCCGTTCGGAATTCATTGTCCACGGTCGAACATTGTCCTCAAGTACCCATCGTTCTTCGACTTGCTTCATGCGACTTCTTCTGCTCGCTCGTATCCTGTGATCTCATACCAATTTTTCCAAATTAAAGCAGGGTGCTGTCCTAACGCAATAGCGAATTTGTCGGCTGTAAATAAAGTGATGTACTCCTTGCGCACAATCCTTTGCCACACATCTCGAGTCGCCCCAATACTCATTCCTTTTTCTTCGTAACTTGCATCTGGCATTGCTTTCGAAACGTAATCGATTAAAGGCGCAGTCGGCACGACACGTTTCCCATTACCTATCACTTGCACTCCCAATGTCGCCACCCTCCTCCTGTCGCTCGATACAACAGCCAAGCAGAAGTATAAATGTTTGCCGTAGGGTCGAAAGGTGATGCTCCTTCGAAACCTGCACGATCAGCTCTTGGTCCCCAGAAACGTTCTAAGTGTTGCATCAATCCCGACGCACCACTCGAGGCGTTATAGGCATCAGGTAATCCTCGACTCTCGCATTGCATGACACGCAGAAATCTATTTACGTCGCTCGACGGTCCTCCCATTGCGTCGATAGCGTCGACAACAATCGGTCGCCACCTTTCGACATCATCGATGAATGTTTGGCTTGGGAATGAGTCATAGAAAAGTTCGATGCTGATATTTCTTTCTTGTGCCGCTTTATGATGTTCGATGAATGTGGCGGGACCGTAGATGCCGTCTCGAGGTTCAATTGAAAGCCAATACTGTAACCACTCGACATTATGCGAATCCTCATACCACTCATACTCGTATTCGAGTGTCCATCGATCAAACGAGCGCCAATCGATGATCGAGACGTTCCGGTGATCGGCATGAGCAGTCGTCGACAGCAATAGGATAATTATTGCCGGTAGGATTATGTGCCTCAACGTCGATTTAATACAAGAGCGACCTTCTCTGATCGATCTAAATGTGTAGTTATTCCCCATTTGGTTTATCAACCCAACCAACTCCTTTAATGAACACATCGCCTTCTTTTGTAATTTTTACTGCTTCTTCTTGTTTATTTATATTGCTTTTATTTAATGGGACCACCTGTGCGTTACCCCTAGCCCCCATCTTGTCGTTACCCTTCTGAGGGTTAGGGGTATCCGTTTCGTTACCCTCCACCATAGTAGTTCCTTTAGGCGCTATGAGGATGTACAGCGAACTCGTTTCTCGACCTTTGTCGAAACGCCTTTCTCGTTTAATCAATCCCTTCTCCTCAAGTTCACGCTTTGCAGCTTGGCAAGTATTCAATGCTGTTCCTTCGGGCATACGATCAAGAATCGATTTGTTGCTCGGGAAACATTTATCCTCGTCGTAGCAGAAAGAAGCTAATGCAATCCATAGGCGTAACGCACTTGGTGAGATGTTTGCTGTGAGTATCGAGCGTGGGATCACAACGTAATCCTTCGCCCTCCATCTTTCTTTCTTCATATCATTTCCTTTCGTGTCGAAAGCGAGTCGAGTGAGGAAGTCCTGCTTTCCTGTAGGGCTTTAACCTCTCAGTCGTGTACTTATGGTCGCCTTAGCGCCCCACTCGACTCACGAACTTAGAACGGTTGTTGCATTTCGTTCTCGTTGTCGTCGATTGTAGTCAGGTCTTCATTTGTTGCCTCAACTTGATCGATAATTAAATGGATTTCTTCGACTTGGTTATCATTCAAGTTCTCGAGTTTCGGAAATTGTTTGTCTTTCCATAAACCTTTGACCATTTCTCGCTGTCCTACTTTCATTACGTTTATTCTTTGCAACAGCTTTGTCTGGTCATCTTTCGATGCTGTCATTGTTCGACGATCCACTTCTTCCGCCGACACATCTCCCATGCCAAACAAATCAGCACACGCTCGATTCTTCGCTCTCGTCTCTGCCGTCGCTGGTATGTCGTGTTCAGCTTTGCGTCCTGCGTTTCGTTCTTTGACTGCGCACGCTCCCCAACCGTCCGAGAATCGACCATTAGGGGCTGTTGCACGAACAACGAAATCCGCCGACAACAATTCTCCTTCCTCGTTGCGTGTAAACGTTCGGTCGATAATTTCGAAACTCACGCCATAGGACACAGCGAGTTTCCTCATGCCTGAACGCTTCACAAACTTCTTGCCTGATATTGTTTGGAAGTCGTTGTCGTCGAGAAGGTCGACACATAACTGCTGATACGCCGCCATGTTCTCGACCAATTCAGATGTCGATCCCGCAGGTTTAACAATTGCGGTCGACAGTTGCTCTAACTCTCTACTATTGTGGTCACTTTCCATTTCATAACTCCTTTAGTTAATTTTTGTTGATAATGTTTTTTATTTAGCCACCCTGTCGAATATCCCAAACGTTCAAACATCGAAGCAATCGACAATTTGAGTTCCTTCGAAAGGCAGTAATGTTCTTCTCGACTACAGTCGCCGGTCATGTCGTCATACATTCCCAAGTCGCCTAACACACAGTCGAGATCGTTGATGTCGTCGAAAGGCAAAGTAATCGTGATTTCTACCCATTTACCGGCAGTCATATCGAAATCCTTGACTTTATACCCCACAGAGATCGAGTATCTGACGTTCCTACGACCCTTCTGGTATAAATGGACCTGCTAAAATAACGCACCTTAAACGCCTTCTGCTTCGGGCTGAGTTATTTCCTCATCGGTCGATTCTCGGTCGACATAGGCATCATCGACATCACTTGCTGCTTTAGACAAAGTGTGCAATAACTCAAATATCGCCTCTCCTCGAGCGGGTTCTTCTTCCCCGCCTGTGTTGCACATTAACTTAATCGTAAAGTTCGGTCCGACTAATTCGATCTTGTCGAATGACGAGAAGGCAACAATTCGAACTTTCAATTCTGAGGAATCGAAATCCAACCATTGTTCATAAAGGTTTCTATTTGTGGTCACGTTAATCTCCTTTTGTTAATTGTATTTACTAGGTGTGACATTTATTGAGAAGGCATTGTCGATAGACGACCAGATTCGGTAATACGCTTGCCGACGTTGGTTCGGAAGTTTCATCATCTTTGTTTCGATGGGTACAGCGAACTCATCACGCAATTGTCTTGCTCGTCGAGGACCATCGCCTCCGTTCAACACATCACGCAATTGGTCACCGCTTGTCCATTGACCTAACGCTTTTGCTTGTAACAAATAATCATGAACCTTTCGACACGCATTGCTCAAGTCAGACAATGACCGAGCGGCTTCATGCTCGACACCTGTCGACCGAGCAACACCTGTCCTTGCTCGTTGCTCATTCGACAACTTCTTAAATGGTCGTTGACACGTTGGACACTTCTGCATGTTCAACAGCTCCTTCCGGTACTTCGGCGCTTTCGATCGCTTCGTAATCGATGACTATGTTTGTGTATTCATGCCACTCGCCTTTATATCGATTCTTGGCTATGTCGAGAGCGTCTTGTGAATCAATGTCGCCGTCGTTAATTATCACAGCGGTATAGACAGCATCGACTTCATGCCTTCGATATGGAAACACATCATGCGCCTCCTCTGTCACGTTGTAGAACATCACTATCCAATGTCCTTGAATGTTGTTGCTTGTTGTCATCATTTAACCTCCTGTTGGTCATATGTATTGATGAACTCTTGAACGGTATAGGTCTTACCGTTTCGTGTTATGCGCATCCGGTCGACATTATCCTGCTCCCAAATCGATTCTTTAGGAGAGGTTGCTTTCGACTCAACCCATGACACATAAAGTTTGTGGTTGTAAGAATCATGATCTTGCTCCATTTGACTAATCCCGAAACCTGTCGTTCCGTCGATGTCGTCTTTAAGCATCTTTCTCATAATGATCGCCGTAAAGTAAGCAGGGTCTTGTCGTCGATGTCCTGCCGCTACGCAAGCGTCGACCAATACCTGATCGAGATGTTGACCATGCCAATGACTGTAAAGGGTCAAAGGATTAGCGTCCATGTACCCATAGCAATCTTCTTGAATAACTATACTGTTTCTATCTCCCATGAATTGATGCCTCCCATTCTTGTTCCATGATTGATGCTTGTTTAAACAATCGAACAGCCGGTGAATCCTCGCCAGCCATAATTGCCCAACAAATGTCTTTCTGGTTTGCGGCTTCATAAATAAACTGCCAAGCAAGTTTGTTCATGTCGGCGCTGTAACCTTTAGGAAACCCATCCCAGTCCCGAATGCTTCGAACGGTGTTTGCTTCGTCGAAGAATTTGAAACGTCGTAGGTGACCTTCGAGAGTCCATGCCTTATGTCGACAATGACTCATCGAGATTATCCTTTCGGTATTTTCTGTTTGTATTTCGCTCATATCATTTCCTTTCATTGTTGTTGTTAAGCGATCTTATGCGTTAGCAAATTCTTTGTAGGTGTAACTTTGCGCTGTTGGTGTGTAGGTGACTGTTCGATCTCGATAGTTGCGACTGTTTCGAAATGCGACCACTTTAACTTCGGCTATGTCGATGTCGATGGTGTGTTCTATTCCCATGATGTCGATTAGGACAATGTGGAGGTTCGTTTTCTTTGATCGTTTGACTTCGACAACTTCTTTGATGTCCTTCGACCGAATGTGCATTACGAACCCGCTTGCTTTTTCTATTTCGATTGTTCGACTTGGCTTGTTGTATTGAATGTCCATTTCTTTCGGAATGAAATACTTGACCCAATCTTGAATCTTGATAGCGCATCCGGTGTCTCGATATGCGACTGCTTTCTCGACTTCTTCTTCGCAGGTGAGAACTTCTCGTTTGAGTCCGAACCAGTAATTGTCGAATGCGACTCCGAGGTCGTTGTCGTATGCCTTCACGATGTCGATGTAAGTTCGAAGGTATGAAGGACCGTGAGCTTCGATCTCGCATCGATGACTGAAGTTAACTTCATCACGCATTCTTTGACCGTGTAGGTTGTGACCGAACTCGTGCATTAGCAGCCAAGGGCTGAAATGTCCTGATTGAATTTCGATCATTGCTTGATCGTGATATGCCCATCCGAGCGTGCTGCTCATTCTTGAATTTTCTGTGACCTTGACGGTTTTTTTGTAGCCGAGCTTTGCGGCTAGCTTGTTCACAAATTCGTTGCACTCCTCGATGGTCGAGAGCCATTCGATTGGATTCTCTGCCCAGAATTTGTTTTCCTGTTTGTAGGTTTTTGTTTGAAGTGTGTCACGCTGTCCCATGTCACTTTTCCTTTCGTTGATTGCTTCCTATACATTGATTATAAGTCCTACTATATGTAAACGCAATTCATTCCGCCTCTGACCACGATATTTATGGGCAAATCTCCCCCTATATATAGGGCGATTTATAATTATTTCTAAATTTCCTAAAATAATTTCTGAGGAGTCCCCAAAATGACACACTCAAACGGTAATTTGAGGTCATGGCGTGGAACAAACAGATAGCAGAAATGGTCGATGTCGGCTCGTTAAATTTACATCCCGACAATCCTCGACAGGGTGACATAGGAGCCATCGCTGTCTCGATTGAACAGAATGGCTGGTATGGGACTGTCGTTGCGCAACGATCGACAAACAACATCTTGGTCGGGAATCATCGACTGCAAGCTGCGAAACATTTAGGCATCGATCAGGTTCCGGTTTACTTTGTCGACTGTGATGATGTGCAGGCAAAGAAAATAATGCTCGCCGATAATCGAACGAATGATTTAGCGACCTACGTCGAAGATGACTTAATCAAATTGCTGACTGAAATTGCGACAACGAACGACTTGCTTGGAACAGGTTTCGACGGCGACGATTTAGACGAATTGTTATTGAACAGCGACCTCGATCTCGACGATACCTTTCTCGACAATCCCGACATACCAGACGGAGTGTATTCGCACAATGTCGATGTGTTCTATAACGCCTCTCCTCCTTTGACGAAAGCGATGGAATCGGCGGGACTTCGAGCGGGCATCATTTCAAGTTCTTACTCGCCACGTTTCCAAACTCAAATCGACGCTATGAATCTCAAGATGGGATTTGTTGATAACGAGTTTAAAGAATACGACCACGCTAAACATGTCGACGCTGTTCGAAACCTACGACCGCAATATGCGACAGTCAGAGACATCATGACAAAGACGCAATGCGAGCAAGCAGGCATCGAGTATTACGACATTAATCAGATACTCGAAATGGCAGAAGAAGTAGCTGAACACGCCGACAACGTAATCATCATTCCTAAATATGATTGCATCGATGACATTCCAGAAAAATTCATGCTCGGTTATTCGATTCCTTCATCGTATGGAGGCACACCGTTACTCCTCGAACGTTTCAAAGGTAGGCGCACACACCTCCTAGGAGGCAATTGGAAGAAACAGCGTGCAGCTTTACACGCATTGGGAGACGATGTTGTATCGCTCGACAACAATCACTTTATGAACATCGCCAGATTTGGAATGTGCTATTTGGTCGATGGTCGAGAGGTTGAGGTTGCGGGTATGCTTCCTGAAGGTCTTGGTCGATACGGAAACTTACTTGCAATGGTCCTTTCCGTGTCTGCGATATTTACAGATTTAGCTCGTATGGGTTGCACAGTCAACGGTCGTAAATTGCAATCGAAAGAAACAAATATCACAACACCAGAGTTCGAAGAAGAAATTTCTACGAGAGGAGAAGATGATGAATGACACAATGCTCGGTCGAAAGGTCGACGAAAGCGAGTATGGGAGGCTCGACACGTTCGAAATCGAAAGTCCTATGACGATAACTTTCTACAGTGAGGAACTTCAGGCGTTATGTCCCGCCGTCGAAGGCATACAGCCCGACATTTACGAAATGACTTTGACGTATCAAGCGGTAACTCACGCCATCGAAAGTAAATCATTGAAATTGTGGCTTGTTCAATATCGAAACCAAAGGATATTCGGCGAGCATTTAGCAATCGAATTACATCAACACCTTTCGAAAGTCGACGGCATCTCAAATGTCAAAGTTCGTTTAGTGCAGAATATACGAGGCGGGATCGTTACATACATCGACTACCCATCGATACCATGAGCAAAGTAGTAGCAGTAGCTTCAGGAGGCATGGATTCATCGACGTTGTGCTATTTCCTACATGACCTCGATGCTTTGGGTTTAGTGATGTCTGTCGATTATGGGCAACGACACAAAAAGGAATTAGAGTCGGCTCGCATAATCGCCGACCATCTCGATGTTGAACATGTATTAGTCGACTTAACAGCAGTAGGCAAACATTTATCGGGATCAGCTTTAACCGACGACATCGAAGTCCCAGAGGGACACTACGCTCATGACAACATGAAAGTCACGGTCGTGCCTAATCGAAACATGATCCTTCTCGCTGTCGCAGGAGGCATTGCTGTCGCTCGAGGCATGAATCGAGTAGCAACGGCTGTTCATGCAGGCGATCATTTCGTCTATCCCGATTGTCGAGAGGACTTTACTTTGTCCTGCTCTCAAACGTTGCAACTGGCAACAGCCGGTTTCGGTGATATAGGCATCATGACTCCTTTCGTCGATAAGTCGAAAGCACAAATAGCGGCTTTAGGTTCTGTGTTGCGTGTCCCTTGGCATGAAACTTGGACATGTTACAAAGGAGGAGATGTTCATTGCGGTCGATGTGCGACTTGTGTCGAAAGGTTAGAAGCGTTTGCTTTGGCTGGTGTCGATGACGACCAAACAGTTTATGCAGACACTGAGTATTGGGAAACAGTAACAAATTACGAAGGACAATAGTAGGGGTCTAGTTCAATCTTTGACCTTAAAATCGATCTCTGATAGGAGGAAAATGGGCATATACCGAGTTATGAAACGTTTAGGCGGCTACCCTTGCAGTCATCGACAATGGAAAGACGACGGTCATTGCTCCTATTTGCATGGCTACGATCGTTTCATCGAACTTACATGGCAAGGCGAACGTGACCACAGAGGCTGGGTTGTCGATTTCGGCGGGTTGAAAGTCCTAAAACAAGATTTCGAAAACCAGTTTGACCATACGACTCTGATAGCTCATGACGATCCGCATATGTCGACATGGCAACAATTACACGAAGCAGGCGCTATTGATATGCGAATGATGGACCCGACCATAGAAGGAATGTGCGAATGGGTTTCCGTTGTTGCTCAATCCTTTACTCAAACCTATTTCCCGAACGCTGAACTTGTAAAGGTGCAATGTTTCGAAAACGAGAAGAACAGCGCTTCATGGAGAAAAAGTGGCTCGGTACACGGATAGTTTCGACAAAGTTATTGGGTACTTTAATTGTGTTACGAAAGAGACGTTTGAATACAAAGGCACACATTACAAACCTAAGACCCTTCGAGTGTCGCCTGACGTTGTTCGAGGATTTACTTGCCCGAGTCATTGCGGGGGCTGTTGCCCCAAATTTAGTCTTGACTATGTGCCTGCCGACAGACCTAAACATCACGCAACAACGCCAAGGACTGTCATATTTAATGGAAAGGCGCATCTCATTTTCTCTGACTTGCAACAAGACAACAACAACCACCATTGCCGTAATTTGAACATGTCAGACGGAAGGTGTGGGATACATAAAGAACGACCGATGAGTTGCGACTTCGAACTGTTGCGATTTATGACAACACAAGACAGCGACGCACCAAACAAACTCAACCAACAATTATTTACTCGAGGGTGGAATTTGTTGCGCATAGATGGCGATAGAGGCGCATTGTGCGAAATGTTGCCTCCTGACGAAGACACGATCGACGACACAATCAGGCGACTTCGACGTTTGCAAGATTGGTCTAATCATTTCAATCTCGATACTAAAATCGACGACATCATCGAATGGATAAACGATGAAGAAAGAAGAAAGGAAGCGTTGATTGTATGAGCGACAACTTAATCATTTCAGAAATCTTCGGTCCCACAATTCAAGGAGAGGGACCATATGCGGGACACCCTTCGGTCTTTCTACGCCTAGGCAGATGCAACCTTGACTGCTCATGGTGTGATACGCCTTACACTTGGGACTGGAAAGGAAAGAACGGCGTTGCATACGACCCTAAAGTCGAATTGATCGAAATGTCGATTGATGATGTAGCGCAAACGATCGAAGAAATGACACCTATCCTTGCTTCGTCGAATATGCGCCTAGTCATCACAGGAGGCGAACCTTTAATCCAAAAGCAGAAACTCGAAACACTTATCCACACCTTGAGGACAACATCAGATTTGGGAGAAATATATATCGACATTGAAACGAACGGAACACAATCACCGCTCTTTGCCGACGATGTTTTCTATTGCGTCAGTCCGAAATTATCAGGATCAGGCGTTAGGTGGCGACCCTCATGGGATAAGAAAATGAAATTGTACGCTCAACGCTCATGGGAAGGATCAGCAGCCCTTAAGTTTGTCATAACCGAAGAACGTCACGACCACGAATTGGGAGAGGTAGAAGCTTTCGTTTCGAAATTCAATTTCTTTAGGAACATGGTTTACTTAATGCCCGAAGGTCAAACAAACGCCGAGTTAAATTCAAATCACGTTTCGAAAGTCGCTCAAAGCTGCATCGATTTAGGTTACACATATTCCGATCGCCTACATGTTCGACTTTGGGACGACAAGAGAGGAGTGTAATGAAACAACACGCAGAGGAAGCAGTAAAGACAATACTTGAATACTTAGGAGAAGATTCGAGTCGTGAAGGACTACTTAGAACACCTCATCGAGTCATAAAGGCATGGGAAGAAATGACCGAAGGTTACGCAATAACAGACGAGCAGTCGCTTTCGACCGTATTCAACGAAACAAGCGACCAAATGGTTGTCCTTACCGGCATATCGTTTCACTCGAATTGCGAGCATCACATGTTGCCTTTCATCGGAACCGCTCACACCGCATACATACCAAACGGCAAAGTCGTAGGCATATCGAAACTCGCTCGAGTCGTGCATCAATACAGTCGACGATTACAAGTACAAGAACGAATGACCGAACAAATAGCCGACGCTATCGACAACGTGCTAAATCCTTTAGGAGTAGGAGTCGTGGTCGAAGCTCATCATGCCTGCATGTCATGTAGAGGAGTTAAACAAACAACAACATCAATGACCACTTCAGCGTTACGAGGAGCCATCAAAGACGAACCAGAAACAAGACAGGAGTTCCTTTCACTGGCTTTAAGAAATTCTGGACACTAGGCTCTGGACATGGCTCGAGTACAAAGTAATCAAACGCCAGAAGTATTAGAACGCTATGAGGAGGTTGTTCGCCTTCGATCATTAGGGCTTTCGTTTCAACAAATCGCTGACCGTGTTGGCTATGCAGGTCGACAAGGAGCGATGGAAGCGTACAAACAAGCAATAAAGATGTGGGGCAATGAAGCAGTCGAAGAAATGCGCACGCTCGAGAATGAACGAATAGACCATTTGTGGCGAACAACGATTGGGCAATTAGAAAGAGCGCAACGTGAACAAGCCGAACCCGAGACGATTATGAGAATTATCGCAACGGCAAACAATTTGTCTAAACGTCGATCGACGCTATGCGGACTCGATGCACCTCGACAGGTCGAACTCACAGGCGCAGATGGAGGAGCTATCGAAACAGACATTGGGCAAATGCTTAAGGATCGATTGCAACAATTACAATCTCGAAGTGTCGAAACGATCGACATAGGCGGGGCAAATACCTCAGTCAACATCGATAATGAACCTTAAAAGGGCGCTATGACCGATCTAAATATCGAAGATTCAGTGGTTTCTCAATTGTTGACGCTAGAACCGTCGATATTCGAAACGTTATCAGACGAGGAACAAAGGCAAGTAATGTGGGACTGGTCGTTATGGGCAAGACCTAAACAAGTCGCACCTGAAGGCGACTGGAGGATTTGGCTGATATTGGCAGGTCGAGGTTTCGGCAAGACACGTTCAGGAGCTGAATGGGTAAGGCACAAGATCGAAACCAATCAATGTCAAAGGGTTGCCTTGGTAGGCGCAACAGCCGCAGACGTTCGAGACACAATGGTCGAAGGCGAGTCGGGACTACTTCGAATCTTCCCACCTGATAAACGACCACGCTATGAGCCGTCGAAACGTCGAATCAGTTTCCACAATGGCGCAATGGCAACAACATACTCAGCAGATGAACCTGATCGACTTCGAGGACCAAATCATGACCTCGCTTGGTGTGATGAAATAGCAGCATGGCGTTATCCCGACGCTTGGGACCAACTAATCTTCGGCTTGCGCATAGGCAACGATCCTCGACTTGTTGCAACGACAACACCTCGACCTACTCGACTCATCAGACAACTTGTCGAAAGGAAAGACGTTGCTGTCACGAAAGGCAGCACGTTCGAGAATGCAGCTAACCTCGCTCCTACATTCCTCGAAGAAGTCAAAGCACGTTATGAAGGAACACGATTAGGAAGGCAAGAACTTTACGCTGAAATACTCGATGATGTCGAAGGCGCATTATGGACAAGACAAATGATCGAAGATGCTCGAGTCAATAACATTCCCGAATTGACCAGAATCGTTGTAGGCGTAGACCCTGCAATAACCTCGAACGAATTTAGTGCTGAGACAGGCATCGTCGCTGTCGGTATCGACGGTAACGGAATCGGTTATGTGCTTGATGATCGATCTCTACAAGGCACTCCTGTCGAATGGGCAAACGCCGCTATTGCTTTATATCATCGAACATCAGCAGACAGAATCGTTGTTGAATCAAATCAAGGCGGGGATATGGTCAGACACACATTACAAACAGTCGAGTCACAAGTGCCTATTAAAACAGTTCATGCAACAAGAGGCAAACGTACCCGAGCGGAACCTGTGTCGGCGTTATATGAGCAAGGCAAGATTAAACATGTTGGGGCTTTCCCAACGCTCGAAGATCAGATGTGTTCATGGACACCTGAGTCAGCTTCGCCTGATCGACTCGACGCTTTAGTGTGGGCGATAACTGAATTGATGATAGGCAGCCAGTCGCCAATCGTCGTTCCTTTTTCTTCAACCCAAGCATCGCCATGGGAAATAAGTTAATATCGAGGAGGGTGTGATATGTCAGATGAAATAGCGAAACAACGACCAACGGCGACCGACTTTATGGAAATCGGTTCTTCGGGGCTTGTTCAATATGGAGGTCGTGTCGAAGAAGATTTCTTGCGTCAATTGCAAGGCAGGCGAGGTTACGCAATCTATCGAGAGATGGCTGAGAATCACCCAGTCATCGGAGGCATATTAACAGCGGTCGAAATGTTGTTCCGTTCCGTTGATTGGGCAGTCGAACCAAGCGACGCAGACGACCAACGATCAATCGACGAAGCCGAATTTGTGGCGGAGTGCATGAACGACATGAGCATCACTTGGCAAGACACAGTTAACAACGTGCTATCGATGTTGACCTACGGCTTCTGCTACAACGAAATCGTCTACAAACGTCGAGATGGGCATAAAGCAGATGGCGAGTCGTCATCATTCAGCGATCAACGTATTGGTTGGCGGAAGATGCCAGTGAGGTCACAGGACACAGTGTACGAGTGGAAGTTTGATGACAACGGCGGGATCGAAGGCATGACTCAAATGAATCCCATAGCGGGAACCGGACCTGTGTTTATTCCTATCGAGAAATCTTTGTTGTTTCGAACATCGACAAAGTTAAACAATCCCAAAGGCAGAAGCGTTCTTCGAAGTTCGTACACATCATGGTATTACCAGAAACGCATTCAACAGATCGAAGCAATCGGTATCGAGCGTGACTTGGCAGGATTGCCTGTCGCCTTTGTACCTCCTCAACTCCTTTCCGATAATGCAACAGCTCAAGAATCGGCTGCATTAACTGAGATTAAGAAAATCGTTCGAAACATACGACGAGATGAGCAAGAGGGGCTTGTGTTCCCGCTTGCCTACGATTACGAAACAGGACACAAAGCATTTGACATTCAACTTCTAAGCACAGGAGGTCGACGACAGTTCGACACCAACGCCATCATCAATCGATACGACCAAAGGATCGCTATGTCGATTCTTGCCGACTTCATACTCTTAGGACATGAGAAGATCGGAACGCAGGCGCTAAGTGTTTCGAAGATCGAACTGTTCATGGACACGATCGAGGCATGGCTGGCTTCCATCGCCGATGTGTTCAATCAATACGCAATTCCTCGCCTTATGAGATTGAACGGCATCACAGACGATCTCTTTCCTCATATCACATACACCGCTCCTCGAGATCCCGACATTGGCATCTTAGGCGATTACGTCAGCAAACTGACATCATCAGGCGCATTGTTGCCCGACAATGACCTTTCCGACTATTTGCGCAATCTTGCGGGATTACCGACGGAAACAGCCGAAGAAGTCGAATAATGGGCAATTTGCACCCACAGAGATCGATTTTAAGACGTTTATAGGAGTAGCCCCCTATGATTATGCGTTCTAACAAAGTGCCGGTCAGATGGGCGCAGAAATCTCGCCTTGATAATCAATTGCCTAGATTCCGACCGACTGATTCTGATTATTTGGACAAACAAGAACGGAAAATCAGCGACGCATTAATCGACGGCATCGAACAAATCCCAAAGTCGATTAGTCGAGAGATAATCTTCGGCAACCTTAATGAAACAACAGCCAAGATGAACTTAATGGAATTATTCATTCCCGAAATTGAACGAGCAGCAAAAGCAATCTTCGCTGTGTATGTCGAAGGAGTTCGAGATGGTGCTAAGGAAGTTCGAAACGACCTCAACGATGAACTAAAGAGATTACGTTCAAACGCTCGCCTTCGAAGCGTCGATGATGTCGACAAAGCATTTGACTTACTGATATGGGAACCTTTCGATTGGTCGGCGACTGTCGATCCTTTAGATTTGTTTAATGCACAACCCGACAACATGGCAGGCAAGGCATACGCAAGGACAAGAGCAACAGATTTATTCTCATCGATCAGCGACGACGTACAGGCGAACATTGCAACAATGATCTCAGAAGGGTTTACAGCTCAACAAGCATTCTCGACAGGTCGACAAGTAACAGGATTAACGACGCAACAAACCGCTCGTCGATTGTTCGACATATTGCAACAAGCATCTCCTGTGCCAATAACAGGCGCAGATTACGCCAATCAGATTGTGCCTCACACCAATGGGTTGTTCCCACGATGGGCAAAGGCAGTCGATCGAAGCATGAATGCCTACGCTCATCGATTAGCAGAGCAAGGAATCGACCCCAAAGAGATTATTCGAAGGACCGACAATCATGGGCAACGATACGGAAACAAATTACGACGAGCAAGAGCAAGAATGATTGCACGAACAGAAACGATAGCGGCAAGGAATCAAGCGAAACTCGATACTATGTTAAGAGCGCAACAGATGGGACTTGTTGGTCCCGCAACAGTCAAACAATGGGTAATAGGACCGACCGATGTTTGTGAGATATGCGTTCCGATGGGAGGCGAAACGATGCCTTTGGGAATGTCGTTTGATTGGGGAACAGGAGGAGGCGATTATCCTCCCGCACACCCTAGTTGCCGTTGCACGATTCAAATGGTTCCGAACCTCGACAAAGCCCCGACGCAACAAGGAGCAGGGACTTTAGAAGATCCGTTTCGATATCAATTCCACGATGGCGCAACGATCACAATGGCAAGCGGCAATCTTCCAATAACGTAAACAGCCCCCCACCGAACAGGGTGAGGGACTGCTACGCCTTTACGGAGTAAGGATTAGTTCATGGCTGCTTTCTCGCTCTTTCCCATGTAGTATTCGAACGTTGCGGGGTATGCGCCTGCTGCTACCCAAGCTCGATCTTGTGCTATGTAGTCGTCGAAACCTTTGTGGTGTTTCTTTGCTACGGCATCTTTGATCGTGTCGAGTCCTTGTCGGTCACGAAGTATCTCAAGTGCTGCTTCGAGGCTCCATTGATTTGTTCGACCGTTCTCGATGTTCCATTCCATGTATTCGATCCAAGTACTGACTTCCCATTTCATGTCACTAATTTTTCCGATCAAATTTCGTTCTGTGAGTCTGTAACCGGAACCAACTTTGCCTTCGACGATTGCTTGCTTTAATGCTTTTTCTTCTGCTTTGGTCAATGGCTTCTCCTTTGGCTCCTCTCGTGACTCTCTGTACTCGACAGGTGCGTCTGGAAAGCAGATTGAGCAGACGATTGTGTCGGCTGATAATTGTTCTGCTACTTCGTCCCATTGCATCGCTGCGAATGCTGGAATCCAGCTTGTGTGGCTCATGTTGACACCTCGATCGAGTGATGAGCAACGATTGTGGTTCGTCATGTCGTGCAAGTGACCACCGTGGCAAACTTCCCATCGTGTCCACCCTGAGTAGCTGTCTTGAAGTTCGATGATCCTCAAGCTGATTTCTTGCTCTTTGGCTTCGAGGTCGTTGATTGTTTCGAAGTGAGTTGATGTTGCAGGAACGCCGATTGCTTTGATTGCGTTTAGTAGCACCCTGCGAACCTTTGCATTGTCGCTATGAATGTTGAACTTGCCATTGTAGGTGTTGTGGAATTGTTCTGCGATTGCAGCCGTAACTCCTGCATGGTCGATGCCGTAGTCGCCATCTGTTTTGTTGAACGTGCCTTGATCGATTCGCATTTGGCTAAATGCGTAGAAATGATTTGCGTCGATGTCAGCTTGTACTTCTTGCCTTGCTACGATTTGCTCGTAAATTTCAATATCTGTTTCTTGTTCGAATCCCATTGATTTTCCTTCCGGTGAGATGTTTGCTTCCATACTTAAATATAAGGGAACTTATGCAATAATGCAACGATTTATAGGGGGAGATTTAAGAAATTTATAGCAACAAAGACAAACGCCCTAGATTTAGGTATTCTTTGAACAGTGACCAAGTGTCCAAATGTCCCAGTGACTGAGGTAAATTCGTAATTTGTCGATGTCACGTTATCCAAAGGAACGACATGGCAAAGTATCGAGTAACCGGAGGCGAGTCGGGAGATGCCTCGATCGAAGTAGCAGGAAAGACATATGAGGTCGGCGATGTTGTCGAAATCAAATCCTCAAGCGACTGGCTAATAAAACAGAAATATGTCGAACCAGTCAACAAGAAAGAGGAGAGTAAATAATGCCTACCTTCGTTCATGGTAAGTCAACGGCTGTCTATATCGACGAGTTCGACATGACTTCATACTTCAATCAATCATCGATCACTGTAAGTAATGACGTTCAAGAAACCACAGCTTATGGCGACACAAATAAGACGTTCATCAACGGTCTACGGTCAGGCACTTTGTCCCTTTCGGGAATGTGGGCGGCTGACACAGATGGGTCCGATGAAGAATTACAAGCCCTACTCGGCAATTCAACGACACCTATCTTGACTGTTCGAGAAGGATCAGCAGCAATAGGAAGTCGAGCGATCATTGCGCAAGCAGACGAAACCAATTATGCAATTACAAGTCCGGTGACAAGCATCGCAACAGTAACAGCAGATTTCGAATGTACTCCTAATCAGGTTTCGAATTTGACTTTTGCTCTCTGTGCAGGCGTTCAATTAACAGCGGGAGCAAGCATCGCTCACGGTTCATTGGGCGCTCTAAGTTCTGTAGATAACGCTGCATCATCAGCCAATGGTGGCGCTTCGACTCTACACATTCCCACGAACACAGTAAATGGGAACACAACAATTAAGGTCCAGCATTCGGCGAATGATTCGACGTGGGCTGACCTAATTTCGTTTACCGTAGTCGGCTCAACAGTCAAGACTTCGGAAATTAAAGCAGTATCCGGCACAGTAAATCGCTACCTTCGAGTAACGGCTTCAACTGCCGGTTCAAGCGGCTCCATAACATTTATGGTCGCCTTTGCACGATTCTAGAAAGGAATCAACATGCCAACATTTGCACATGGGAAGTCGACAGACTTTGCTTTAGACGATACTGGCGGTACTAGCCGCAGTCTCGCTAATACGCTCACTGACGTTAGCTTTCCACAAACAATAGACACCGCTGAGACAACAGCATTCGGTTCAAGCAACAAATCCTATATTGTCGGCTTGAAAGATGGGTCTTTCAGCGTTTCGGGACTCTGGGACGCAACGATTGACGGCTACATCAGTGGCACAGAGCCAGCAAGTCGCTCTTTCATTTACGGTCCCGCAGGTTCAACGAGCGGTAATGTTAAATACACCGGCGAGTGTATTCTCACAAATTACTCAGTCAGTAACCCTGTCGGCGATGTCGTTTCGTATACTCTGGATTTACAAATAACAGGTGCAGTTACTCGAGGCACTTACTAAACAAGGAGAATATGGTGGCACGATTAGCAGATAAGATTAGACAAAGCGACGACATGATTTCTGAGATAATCGACGTTCCCGAGTGGGACGTTAAATTGTCGATACGATCAATGACTGGAAACCAGCGTGCAAACATGCAAACCGAGTGGGCGGATAATGAATCCATGCAAACGGCAAGCATGTTGTACAAGTCAATCATTCAAATATGTTGTTTCGATCCCGACACAGGAGAGCAGGTCTTTACCGAAGACGATATTGAGTGGTTGTTTGATGAAAAGCAAGCAGGCATTATCGAACAAGTAGGAACTGAGTGTTTGCGTGTTTCGGGATTGTCAGGAAACGCTGTTGATGAAGCGGGAAAAGATTCCTAGGGTTCGAAGGAGGAAACCCTGAACTAAGATTCTATTTCCACCTTGCTCGAGAGTTAGGAATGACAGTCGGCGAAATGTTGAGTCGAATGTCAAGCGCAGAATTAACGCATTGGAGAGCGTTATATCAAATAGAAGCAGACGAAAGAGATAGAGCAAATCAAATGACCAAACAACGATCGAGGAGAAGGCGCTAATGGCTCTCGTTTCCGTCGTTGAAGCAGTCATAACTGCGAACACGACCAAGTTCAAGACAGCAATGGCAAATGCGTCGAAACAGGTCGACACGTTCGCAGCTAAAGCAGCTAAAGCCGGTCCCGCAATGACTAAGTCGTTGACGTTGCCGATGGCTGCTATTGGCGTTGCATCGATTAAAGCTGCTTCCGACTTCGAAGCGTCAATGGTTCAGATCGAAACGTTGGTCGGTCGATCAGCGAAAGAGGTTGAACAATTAACCGAGTCAGTTCTCGAATTGTCAGGAGAAACCGCTCGAGCGCCTAAAGAACTCGCCGATGCCATGTTCTTTATTACGTCGGCGGGTTTGCCTGCGGCTGAAGCAACTCAGACCCTCGAATATGCAGCAAAGGCGGCTGCTATCGGCTTGGGTAAAACTGAACAAGTAGCCGATGCTGTCACAAACGCCATCAACGGTTACGGTAAAGAAAACATATCGGCTGCTCTTGCGACTGACATTCTCGCAAAGACAGTAGAGCAAGGTAAAGCATCTGCTGAAACATTAGCGCCCACCTTCGGTCGATTGATACCTATGGCGGCTGAGTTAGGCATCGAGTTCGACGAGGTTGGTGGCGGGTTAGCGTACCTGACACGATCATCAGGTGATGCAGCTATGTCTGCTACTCAATTAGGACAGGTCATGAGGACCGTTCTGAAACCATCTTCTCAAGCTGCGGAGGCGCTCGACAAAATAGGAATCTCGACCGCTGATTTGCGGGCAGGTGTTGAAGATGATTTCTTAGGAACGTTGATTGACCTTCGACAGAAACTCGAAGACAACGGAATGGAATTGTCGAACGTATTTGAGAATGCTCGAGCGTTGATTGGTGCTTTGTCATTGACAGCACGAGGCGGTGAAGAAGCGGCAGGCGTAATGGACGCAATGCGTCAATCTTCAGGCAAGGTCGATGAGGCGTTTGCTCGAGTTACAGAAACCACTCAATTCAAACTTCAGAAATCATTGACTGAATTAAAGACGGCTCTTGTCGATGTCGGCAATGTGCTTGTGCCTATCATCGTTCCAGTATTAAAGACGATGGCTGAACTTGTGGGAACTGTCGCAGGCGTATTTGGGAAACTCGAAGGCGCAACAAAGAAAGTAACTGTCGCCTTAATAGGTTTGGTCGCAATGGCTGGACCGTTGACATCGATGGGAACGAATTTAGCGGCTGGGTTTACATCGATTACAAGAGCAGGCACAGGAACCGCTGCTATTGTCGGCACGAAGAAAGGCGGATTGACTCAAGGGTTCGGAAAATTGTTAGGCGTGGTCAAAGGTCACCCTGTCGCATTTGCAGCAGCAGCAGCGGCAACGACAGCACTTTACTTTGGTTTGAAAGCGTTAAGAGGAGAATCGAAACGTTCGAAAGAGCGAATGCAAAGTTTAAGAAACGAATTTACAGAATCAAATGATCCCGCAACAGGTTTGGTCGAGAACATGAAACGACTCGCCGAAGAAATGCGAGCAGTTAGCGATGCCTCAGACGACACAGCAACAAACATCAAAGACCTTGTAGGCGATCAAACATTACTCAATGAATTAATCAAACAAGACGGTCATGACGCATTCAAGAAACTCGATATTGCCATGACTGATGTTATCGACACAATCAAAGGCGGGACAGACGATTATCAAGACCTTCTCGATTCAACAAGCGACTCGAAATATCAAACTGACCAACTAATCGAATCCTTCCGCAATGCGCCGGAACATATTAGAGGCGTAACATCACAACTAGCCGATCTTGTCGAAGCCGAAGTCATAACATCGAAGGAAGCTCGAAACGTTATCGACTCGCTCGACGAAACAGCCGACGCTTTCGACGACAACAGAGAGAAGAATGATGAATTAGCAAAGAAGTACTTTGAATCAGGCGAAGTCATGTCCGACTTTGCTCATATCGTTGGTTCCGAACTAATCGGCGAAATACACGCCAACGCTAAAGAAAATGAGAACTGGGCAGAGTCATTAGGAGATGTAAACGATGCGGTTGCTTTAATGACCGGCGACTTTGGCTTGGAAGGTTTCATGGACAGCGTTGCAGGCGCTACTGACTTCGTTGTTGACACTGAAGAACCTCTCGAAACGATGGAAGGGAACTTAGGCGACGTTACTGCTGAACTTGAAGCACAACAAGAGGCAATGGACGAACTCGTCGAGTCGTTTGATGAATTAATAAACATAATGAACGACAACATAGACGCATCTTATGACTTTGATCTTGCATCAATCGCAGTCACTGAAGGTCAAGTGGCGTTAATGGAAGCCGTTGCAGCTTTAGGCGATGAAGAATTGTCTGCTTTCGAACGTCAGAAAGCCCTGACAGGAGCATCGAAAGATTACGCCGACAACCTTTCGACACTTGCCCAGTCGATGACCGACATGCCTCTCGATGAAATCAATAAAGAGTTCGACAATCAGGCAGGATTCCTTGATGCCTTGAAAGGAACAATACCTGACACCGAGTATGAGCGCCTTGTAACAATGTTGAACAATGCAAAGACAGCAGCACAGAATTTACACGGCACTCAAATCATGATCGATTACGACATTGGCGCAACATACGATCCTTCCATGCTTAACTTTCTTGAATCGATGCAACAAGCCGGAGGCATAGCAGAATTTTCTGCCAGTGTTGCAGGTTGGCTAGGAGCAACACCTATGGCAGAGGGCGGGATTGTTACACGACCCACAATGGGGCTGGTCGGCGAAGCAGGACCAGAAGCGATTATCCCTCTTGATCGCTTGGGAAGCACAGGAGGCGGGACAAGTGTGGTCGTTAATGTCGAAGGTTCAGTATTAACCGAATACGACCTTGCCGAAACAATACAGAATCAACTAATCAGGATTAAAGGCAGAAATGCGTCGTTGGAGTTTGGTTAATGGCTTTAGCAACGTTGACAGTCGAAGTCGCTTTCCAGAAAGGAATCAACGAGGACGCAGGCGACTCTGACTTCACGACAATATCGACAGCAAACCCAGTTCGACAATTCAAAGTAGTTCGAGGTCGCAACAATGAGCTAGCGACAAACCAAGCCGGTCGAGCGATCCTTGTGTGTTCAAACGCTAACGGCTATCTCGATCCTGAGAATGAATCTTCACCTTCTCCTTACTACATTTCGGGAACCAACGTTGTTCCTATGCGACACATTCGAATTAAAGCAACCGATCCTTCGACATCGACCACTTATGTGATCTTTAGAGGTTTCGTCGAGCGTTGGGTACAGGTTTATCCTTCAGAAAGCGACTCGGTAACCAGAATCGAATGTGTCGACGCTTTCAAATCGTTATCGATGGCTTTCGGTGACGGCAGTTCTGAATCACAGGAACTTTCAGGTTTGCGCATTGCGAACCTTCTCGACCAAGCACAATGGAACAACGGAGGATCGGCAGGAGCCGTTTCTGTGGCGGGTTATCGTGACATCGACAACGACTCTGACAATCAAACAGTCCCAGCCAAGACATACACAACACTTATGGACGTATTGTTGCAAGTTCAAGATGTCGAAACAGCCGAGATAGGTTCTTTCTTTGTGTCACGTTCGGGAGTCATGACGTTTAAGAATCGAAGCAACAGGATTGCCCAATTTGCGACTATCGCAGCAACCTTCTCAGACACAAGCACAGCATCAGGTCGAGTCAAATATAACGACCTCGACTTCTCGATGGACGACTTAAACGTTATCAATCGTATCGACACGAACATACTTGGAGGAGGAGCAGGCACACAACAAAACGACACGACCAGTCAAACCCTTTACGGTTTACGATCAAAGACACAAAGCGACCTAATGTTAATAAACACAACAGATGCCACAACGTGGGCGCAGTATTCGATAGGTCGAGCAGCTACACCTGCTAATCGTGTATCAGGCATAACTGTTCGACCACAAGAGCAAGATGCTTTATGGGCGGTGGCGTTGCAAGCCGAGTTAGGCAATGCATATGTTGTTGAACGAACACCAAGCGCTGGCAATGCAATATCGTCGACCGTGATATGCGAAAAGATAACCCACGAAGGTCGAGGAGCTTCTTGGACATCGACGATGCAATTGAGTCCCGCCGATACTGCTGGCTATTGGGTACTCGATGATGGTTCGGGAACGTATGCGGCATTCTCTGAACTAGACAACACGACTCGACTAAGCTATTAACAAAGGCAAACCCATGACATTAACGCATTTAGACCCATCACAGATCGATTCTAAGGCACGGAATCGACGTAGACCCCCACTATGTTACCGTAACATCACAAAGGACTTCTCATGACTCAAATCAATTGGCAGTATCAAGTAAACAATCGAGCAGGCGGTTACGTTGTAACAGCAGGCGACTGGAATGACTTTGCTGGAAACTTTCGAGCGCTCATCGATCAAACAACAGGATCAGGAACAACAGACAACTCGCCTTTACCTATCGGCATCGATTTAGTAAACGATCGAGTTTATATTTCCGACCCTGACTCAACTACGCCTGAAGATGCAAACCACGCCAACACGACTCTTTCTGTTGTTGGGAGTTCGACGTTCAACGGAACGGTCGACATGACAGCGGGAGTGTTACAAGGAGGAAGCCCCTTTGTGTTCGAAGGCGCAACAGACAACGGCTATGAAACAACGTTTGCTATTACTGATCCGACTGCTGATCGAACGATCACCTTTAAGGACGGCACAGGAACGGTCGCCTTTACGTCTGACATCACGACAACAAGCCCCGCCGGTTCAGATCATGATGTGCAATTTAACAACAGCGGTTCCTTTGGGGCTGATTCAAACTTTACCTATGACGGTAGCGCCGCAACATTGAAAGCTACTTTGACTGTAGGCGTAAACGACACTGGGCATGATGTTATTTTCTATGGTGCAACGGCAGACAACGCTTGGCTGTGGTGGGACGAATCTGCAGACGATTTGTTGTTTGGTCCTGCTAGCAAAGTGGGCATAGGCACAGATGCAACGACCCCTGCTGCTACTCCTTTACATGTCAATAATGCTACGCCAACTTTTACGATTTCCGATACCGCCGACAACTCCGCAGACGGTGATGCCCAATGTACGATTCACATGGCAGGTCGTTATCATTCTGGAACTGCTAATCCTCTCGCCGATGCTTACTCTGATGTAAAGCTCGTATCATTCAAAGACAGCGCTGACGGCACTGGAGGAGCAGGATTTCAAATATGGAGTTCTGCGGATAGTACAGGTGGGTTGACTAAGCATCTAGAAATTGGTAAAGATGGAAAAGTAGTTATGAATGCAACAGCAAACATCTTGAGTATTACAGATTCAAGCAATGCAAACCAGTCAGGATATGTCGGCTTCTATGACGATGGGACTGCTGGGAGATTAGGTTACGTCGGCTATCCCGCAAACGATGACCTCTACATCAAGCAAGAAGATGCCGATGGCGACCTCTACATCATTTCAGAGAATGCAAGAATTTATCTTCAAGCATCAACATATTTCTTCTGGTCTATTGGTGGCACTTATGAAATGCGGTTAGACGGTACAAGGTTGCGACCTTACACAGACAAAGGTTTATCACTAGGCGATGCTGCAGCACGTTGGAATGTCCTTTATGTAAACGAGATTGAAGCAGACTTAGGTTCAGCTTCAGATCCTTCCTACACGTTCAACGGTGATGAAAATACTGGAATGTATTCAACAGCAGACGTTCTCAGATTCTCAACAGGCGGAAGCCAGCGAGGACTGTTTAGTTCATCAGGATTGTATGCCATCAAAGCAGTATCGACCGGAACATATGCCTTTTGGGCATCAAGTGGTTACTTGGTCGCTTTCTCGTCATCGATAAGATTCAAAGAAAACGTTGCGAACCTTCCGAAA